CCCTATACCCGAACCAACGGAGACAACAATGAAAAATAATGTAGACTTTATTGAACCAACAACCAAGTACACCATAGGGGATCTAGTACAGTACCCCATGTCCAGAGCAGTAGAAGAAGGAAAAGTTACACCAACCCTATGTCTCGTTGTAGAGATACGGAATGGATACTATAGGCTTCAGTGTACTAGGACTCGGTTGTTTCATAACACCACAGAACAGTGGATAGCCCTACCCACCTACTACCCTACCCCTATGGGGTCACTAAAAACTCCCTAGATGGTCATTAAGGGCTTGTATGCGTACCTTGGAGTATATGTCCGTATTCGTTTGTACTCGCCTGTATATACTGTATCAAAGACACCCTACGAGTGTAACTATCACCCCGAAAAGGAAAACGACAATGAAAAACGAAAATACCCCGAAAAACTCACAGCAAACCCTATTTCCTCGCATTACAAGCGTATCACAGGCGATCATGTACATAGAGGATTACCACAGTGACGAGTTCTTTGTTGAGTCCTTCCAGTACCTCATAGACACAGGCGTTGTATGGCAGTTGCAAGGTTGGTACGGTCGCACAGCCATAGACTTGATCAATACAGGCGTATGCACACGATAAAGTCTTGACAGACTTTCAAGCGACTCCTAGAGAGAATCGACTAAAGTTCTCGTTTAAATGGTTTAAACCGTAGGTTTAAATGGTATAAAAGTCTTGACATTTGGTATATTTATATACCAATTGGCTTAAATAATTTAATTGACATTTCGATGTTTCAGATTTAATTGACATTTCGATATAGACTGTTTTCCGAATCGGTCAAATTCTGTCCGAAAACGGAATAAAAAAGATTTGACAGATCAGCCCAAACGAATTACATTACCTTTACATTCAAACCAACGAGGTAAATATGAAAATGAATAAAGGCGATCTAGTTCAAGTAAACATTGGATACGGAGCCGTTGAGGGCGATCCTCTCAAGTGCGAGCTAAAGAAGGCTTGGGGCGTGATCACAGAGATCCGTAGAGAAGGCGAACGCCTTATGGTTCACTTTATCGAAGATGATCGTGAATACTTGATAAAAAGATTCAACATAAAGGTGGTCGTAAACAAGAACGGTCAAATTCTGTCCGAAACTAATATTGACAAATAAACCTAAACCGATTATAATATATATACATTCAAACAACGAGGTCACTATGACAAACGAAGAACTTATTAAAGCATTTATTAACAAGACTCACGAGTACGGAAAGAACGGCACAGGTGCGTTATCTTTCGTAGGAAACAGGATCTATTCTTACAACCTCCTTATAGGAGAATACATAGATCGCTCTGAAGAGGGTTTTATCGGACTCCTTATCCACGACCACATGGCAACAGGATTGGGATTCATCTCGGCTACAACCTCTCAGCATGTCTCTCTCCTTAAGAGACTCACCGAGTATCACCCTAGAAGGATCAACTCTACCGAGACATCAATCTTTGGTGCACCGTATCACAGACAATAACCCTACTACCCTACTATACCCCCTTAACCCATACCATGAGGTAAATTATGAAAAACATCCTTATACCCTTCTTCTTCTCTCAACTCCCTTTCGCTCTCCTTCTCTTCGCAATTGGTTGCTTTAAAGCAAATGCTGAAACCGAAGAGGCTCCAATCGCCACTGTGACAGTGGTAGACTCCGAGATCGAGATCATTGACGCTACAACCGTAAACCAGTAGGAGACACTTATGAATTACGATACAGACAACACACTTTCAGCAACCACACGAGAGGCTAAGCAACTAGCAAACGAGATCCGACAAAGAGTATTTGTCCTCTATTACCCTGCCGATGACGAATTCGACTATAGCGAGTTCAAGCCCGACCGAGACGATATGACTGTTTCAGTCATGAGAGAGGTCAAGCCCGATCCTATCCAATATGAGGAAGGTTGCAACGGACTCAAGTACAATACCGTAAGGTAGGCATGGGCCCCCACGTTTAAACAGCCGACAATGGAGGATTGTCGGTTGGTTTTTCATTTTTTTAATTAATTGACATTTCGATGTCACATGCATGTGTGATCGTGCTTCCTACGGAAGTCGGACAAATTCTGTCCGTTTTACGGTTGCTCGATCAATCCGAATTGGTTATAATATATATATGAAAACAACAAAGGAGATTCATATGAAAGAATTTGTCATCACAATTAACCCCTTCCGAGCCCCTTTTATGAGAGAACGAATGATCCCCGTTCAGACCGTATGCAAGTATCGCAACGGATCCAAGTACGAGTATAGCGAATATGCGTACGGTAAGCCCCATTGTGGTCGTGTCTACCGATGGACTGACACACCCGAATCACTTGCCGAAAAAGAGCGTCATATCCCTGCTTTTATGGAAAGAGTAGAGAGGACATATGAGAAGGCTAGAACACGATTCAGTAAGACCTATCAAGGGATCTCCCACGAGGACGAGGTTGTTAGAACATACGCACCTTATCCACAGTGCCCACAAGCGATCAAGTCCGTTATGTCCGATAGATGGAACCAGTACATAGCCGATAGACAATTTCTGTCCAACATTGTGTCTCGTATGAGGATCCAATTCGGACATTTAATGACCAGTGCTCAGACTGGCGAGTATGACAGGATAGGCGACTCGCTTTATCGAATTCATTCTATGTATATGACTCTATCGGCTATGTGTCGACCCGATCACCATAGAGTAGAATACAGGAAGATCAAGGGAGTTGACCCTCTACTAGCGAATAGAAGATAGTCGGTCAATTTCTGTCCGTTTCACAGTTGCACACTCTGTTCGAATTTGTTATATTATATATATGAAAACAACCAAGGAGGTTTTTCATGCTACAGTTCGCGATAATTTTCACTTACACGATCCTGATCGTTCCTTCCTTCTGTGTGGTGTGGAGAGTAATCCACGAAGAATATTTTTAAACTGGACAAATTCTGTCCGTTTCCAACTTGCACACTTTAACCAAATCGATTATAATATATATATGAAAACAACAAAGGAGTATTTCATTATGTCACAATATCATATGACCAGTCAACAACGCAAAGCCCTCAACGCCTCGATCAATAGACAGATCGCTCAATCATACGAGAGACTTATGGATCTCTGTAACGAGAGATTTGACGAGAACCACGAGGATCCCAAACTCGCTGCTTTAAACAAGCGATTGAATGAGGGTGCTGTTGCTATCGAAGATCTTATCCTCTCTATATGGGATGACGAGATCGACCAAAAAGATGATCAACTCTCTAAAGAAGAGATCGCTCTTATCAAAGAAGAAATCGCTGACGAGTTTGGCGAAGAATAAACAACCCTTTTCAACTAACTACTACAATAACCCTATCCAAAGGATAAACTAATATGTCTAATTTCTCTATCTATGAATCTCCGATCTATCGTGGCTCTTACTATGTCGTCAACAACTCCACTGGTGAGCGTGTCGACTGTCATAACCTTGCAACAGCCCTTCAACACATTAGAGATCGCGAAAACCCTCAGAACCCTGTCACTCACGAGCCTAAGCAAGTAACACTTGAAGAGCATTTCGGTTGCTTAACTGGTGGTATGGGCTACACTCCTGCGATCACTTGGACTTTAACAGGTCGTGTTGAACGCGTTCACAACTGGGCTACAGCCAAAGAGATCGCTCGAACCTTTCCTAAAAAAACTTGGTTACAATAACCTACTACCCTATCACCCCTTCACCCTTGGAGAATACCATGGAAACATTACCCACTACTATCGATTCGATTAACCTCGCTCGATCCTTTACCCTTCACAATATTATTAAACAACTAGATGAAATGAAATCAATTGATGGATATTCTCCACTAGAGATCTCACTACTTGAAGAATTATTAAATGAGATCATTGACTCTATCACACCACTTGAGGAGTAGCATGCCGATTGAACCTTTTATTTATTGCTTTATCACCCTGTTTTTCATTAACACTTTATTCTTATTTTTAATGTTCATTAATTTTGTTGATGATTAAAACGGGGGGATCCCCTCCCCCTCCCACTGATGGAACCTCGAAATAAGTACTTAGAACCTTTGTTTTCGGCCGGGCCGGCCTGATACGTTGAATATACGCACGGAAATTTTCCAGATTTAGAACTTATGCCACTTGGCATAAAACGGTTTTAACACATTTCATAAAAAGTTTGTACCAAGTGGACTAAAAAAAACACCCAGAAAAAATTTCTCAAATAGGAAGGTAATCCACTATTTATACCAAGAGGTATAAACTTATGAAACTCACAAGCAAACTTTTAAGAAAACTTATATTGGAAGAGTACGCTAGAATTACAGGTGACATAGATCAAGAATATGAATACCCAGAGTATCAAGATAAACTAAGAACATTGGCCAAGAGCGATTCGAAGCAAGCAATGAACCTTGCACAATCCCTCGATGAACCATTAGACGTTGAATTCGACCCAGATAATATTAAGACGTTGGGTAAACACAGAGCAGCTATTGATGACTTGTTCAGCGATGATAGAATGTTCTATGAAAAATACTTAATGTGGCTATATCGTAATACAGATAGACGTCCCCAGTTTAAGGACCCAATCGACCCCAAGAAAGCATATGAATATGCATTGGAAATTGGCGAAAAACCCCAGAAGGTCCTTAAGCACCTTGAGCTCCAACACCAGAAGTATATGTTGCAAACATATATTAAACCATTGGAGTTGGAACAATAATGCTTACACCAGAAGAAATAAAACTCCATCAAGAAATAGTTGATGCACACAAACGAATGATAGAATATCATAAAAAACAAATAGCAAAGCTGCATGCGAAGCTATACCCAGAGCGTTGCTGCTTTGAAGATAACCGAAAGAGGCTCCCAGTAATCAAATGAAACTTACAAAGAAAAAACTATACAAACTAATAAACGAGCAGTTTAGTCTCGAACAAGAAAAGAAAATATATTATTTAATAGATAGGACCCGCGAAGACCTGCTTACGTTGGAAGACGTTGCTCACTTTTTTCCGCCACTGATTAATGATGTATATTCTGTTCCTGATAGGGAACAAGCAAAATTTGAAAGACTTGTCGATGATAAATTTTTTAGACCATATATCATGAAGCACTACTATGCTCTCAAAAGAATGAGCGAAATTCTCTATGAAGTAAACTCATACTTAGTTCTCTTAAGGGACTTGGAAATCGAAAAAGAAGAGCTACTAAAGGCCATTGAAGAGATGTTAAATATGTCCTTGATGCTTGGGGCTGGGCGAGCAAGTATTCAAGTTAATTTAAGCCAAGCATTAAGCTTAATGGACACGGGAATAATGTTTTTAGAAGACCTCAAAGCAACAGATCCCAAATATTTTGGCGATGATATTGACTTTAGAGGCTCGCTGTCGCCAATCATGGCTTTTGAAGAAAACTATAAAGATTTGAAAGACTATCTGGAAAGTATGCGATGAAACTTACAAAGAAAAAATTATACAAACTGATAATCAAAGAAATAAAAGCTTTTTATCAATCTCCACGTCCAATGAAAAAACGTCTTATGGCTGACCCTGATGTCGACAAAGCAACTGCGATGAAGCTTTATCGCATGCTGGATTCCGAAGATGAAGCCGATAGGGAATCTGCGGCGGAACTAATGGCTGCTTTGGGAATTGGTGAGTACGGAGAAGACGACGAAGACATAACGGTCATGGACACTCCCGAATTCGATACCGAAAGAGATACTCCACAATACTCTCCCATGTATAACCACAATATCGAGCAAGAACTTAAACTTACCGCTAAAGAAAAAAACCGACTTCGTTTAATTGCTTCTGCTTCGGATAATATTTCACACAAAATTACCATAATTGACAAATTGGAAGAAAAAGCCAAACGAGACTTTAGAAGAATATTACCGTTTCTGATGGAACCTGAAGATTTGCCAAAACGTGGCGAAATGAATCAAGCCGCTAAAGATGCGATGGATCTTATGGAAAAAGTAATTGATATTTTTTATGAAAATGTGGAAGATGCTTTCAAGGATTTGCAAGACACTAATTTTATCGCTTATGAATCGTATTATGACAAACTTTCAAGATATATGTTAGATTACTTTGATGATGTTTCAAAGGGTAGAAAACAAATGGAACCGTGGGACCGATAGAAGGTTTATAATTATTGTAAAAAATTTTTTAGGCGAAGACTTTAAAGGAGTAAAACTATGAAAATAACAAAAGAAGAGCTGCGACAAATTATTCGAGAGGAACTTGAAGCTGTGGTTGATGAGGGATTATTTGGATCAAAGGTTGGAAGACAACTTTCTCCCGACAAATATCATTATGATAAAAAAGATAAACCAAAGAAAAAAGCAAATTCTGAATATAAAGGTGATGACTATGACGTTGATGATATCAATCAAAAAATGGCAAAGAAATTTGGTGCTAAATATAAAAAACTAAAAGAAGAAGAGGAAGAGTCTGAAGAACAAGACTCGTAAATAAAAGATAAAACGACATAGTTACTTTATAGGAGCTATTATGTTATTTTTTTTAAGTTTGCTTGGTTGTACACCAGATAAGGTGCCGGATAGTGGTGCTAAGGTTGTAGTCGAAGAGCCCAACCCAATACATTGGGAAGAATGTTCGTATAAAGAAAATGAACACATCTGTGACTTTACTTATGCAAATGTTTTAGATACAACAACAACTCTGTATGATTATTACGGACAAATTGTTGTTATTGAATATTTTGTTGAATGGTGTAACTATTGTCGAGTGGCTGCTGAACAGTCAGAAAGTTACATTGATGAAGATGTTGTTTTTCTTTCTGTGATGTTAGAGAATCAATATGGGATCACTCCAAACCAAGAAGACATTGAGCGATGGGCTAGTGCTTTTAGACTTCCTGAAGATAAGGTTTTACGAGCTGGAACTTATATATTGGACGGCAATGCTGAAGATGGACCTGACATTACTGGTCTTCCGGGTTTTATCATCGTTGATGAGGACATGGTTATTAAATATAAGATTCGTGGGTGGTCTCTGCAATTAATGCAACAAACTATTGCCGAACTAAAATCTGACTAATAGTTACTCTTGGAGGGGTTGCTATGTTTGTATTATTATTTTTTATTCTTGGGTGTTTTTCGGATCACGGGTTGACACACGAAGTTATCAAGGAGGTGGAAGTAGTAGTTTACGACACAGCATATGTAGAAGTCGAGGTTGAAGTTGAAGTAGAAGTCGAGGTTGAAGTTGAGGTCGAGGTTCCTGAGCAGTATCCTCTCTGGGTACAGTCTGTAGAACAGCCGAAATTGGCCAATGGTATTGATATTCTTTGGGTAGTAGACCCTTCGGGCTCCATGACAAATGATATGCCCAGAGTAGCCGATGGAGTGGCTCAAATGATGGCAGCTTTGCCAACCAATGTCTTTTGGAGATTGGAGATATTATCAACAGATTATGTTGCTGCAATGAATATGAGCTCTTTTCCTTTGCTGCCCGGCGATTCAGATTTGGATGCTCAAAACCAAATGAATAATAATGTATCAGGCCATCGAGAAGGTGGACTTGAATCTGTTAAATATTTTATGTCTCAGAACATTGATGCTTATCAGTGGTTAAGAAGTGACGCTGCTTTGCTAATTGTTTTTGTGTCCGATGAAGACGACAGAAGTACTGGTTTTGACGCAGGAGCTTTTATTGATTGGATAAAGTTGAGAAGAGAGATTGTATATGTAACTGCTATCGTCAATCAAGATGTTGCAATTAGTGAATGCCCCGGACAGTTTAGTGCATTAAATGATGTAGGAAACGAATATATGGATGTTGCAAATTATTTTGGTGGAATTATCATTGACATCTGTTCCAATGATTGGACAGCTGGTGTAGCTCAAGCATCGAATCAGTTGCAATTGGTTGAGGAAATAAAGCTCGATCACCTTCCTGTCTCTGAACAACATATTGAAGTTTTTGTTGATGGGGCGATTTGGACAGACTGGACTTATGACATTGCAACCAATATTGTAACCTTTACAGTCATCCCACCAGAAGAATCTCTTATAGAAGTTGTGTACAATTACCAATAGAATATACTATTTATTCCAGAGGAATATTTGTATGAAAATAAGAATAATAAAAGAAGGCTCTTTTACAGATGCTCTCGACCAAATGATAGGTTCGGATTTAGATAGTGTTTCTGGTGAAGAAAGTACGCTACCACCACAGGGTGCAAAAAAAAGAAAGCCACCACCTCGGGGAATGCAAACAAAGAAAAGATATGAACTCATACTCGAGAAAAGAGGTTACAATATTGAAAACATAGTTGAACTTGGAAGCGGGATGTACGGCAGTGTTTTTAAGGTAATAAGCCCTGAAGGTGATGAGGTTGCTGTCAAGGTAATGCATGAAGGTGGTATTGGTGATATGGCTCTCAACCAAGAGATGTCAAATTATAGAACGGTTCAAGGAGCCAGAGAACAAAGCGAACTTGTGGCAAAACATTTTCCGGAAGTTTTTGACATGTTCAAAGAAGATCGATATGGTTTTATTGTTATGGAACTTCTAACCAACAAGGGCGGAAGAATGAGTCTTGTACAAGATATCTTTCAAGGACGAGAAGGATTGGTTGCTCCCACAGGAGACACTATTGAGCAAGGAGTTTATAAAAACATTAGAAGAAGAATGTATACATACCTCACGAACGACAGAGCAAGAAATAAGATTATCTCTACCCTTTTGGATGGAGTAGCTGAAAGTATTGTGGAAAGAGTTCAGCAAGAATTGTCTAGCTTACCCTTCCTGCAGATACCTGCTTTCGAAGCTGGTAAGGATGATGAACTTTACTTTAAGATTCTCAACAGGATGAATGAAGCATTCTTGTATACAGCTAGGGATGCGTTCCTTGATGGCTTTGGAGAACTAAAAAAAGAGTACCTAACAAACCCCGGTCTCTTAGTTTTTATTATTAAAGTTATGGAGATACTCAAAGAAGAAAGCATGATGGATTATTATCAAAGAAATGTTGGTATTGCAATGGCATGGACTGACTTTCTTCGTAAAGGTTCGGCAATCGGTGTTCATAACCGTCCAGAAATGGCCAGAATGGACCGTGGAGGGGCTCCGGCAGAAGTAGGTGATGCAATAGGGGAGGCAGCTTCTATACGTGAAGCCATTGAGGAGCTAGAGCGTTTAACAGGACTTGCCGGTAGAGATATGCATGAAGGCAATGTTATGATACGTGAGTACACTGGTGATATTGTCATTGTTGATCTCGGATTATTTAAGCCTCGCTCTGAAGTTGTTGAGGAAAGAAAAAAGAAACGCAAAAAGCGTCGCAAAAAAAGAAGAAGCCCAAGACGTGCGGTCTATTGGGGTGGATACGGATACTATGACCATAGCGACTCTGGTGGAGACTTTGGTGGTGATGGTGGCGGTGGAGATGGTAAACGTGATGATGATAAGGAGAATGTTATGAAAAAAACCATTAAAGTAAAAGTTTTAAAAGAAAGGTGTGAAAAAGGATACAAAACACACCCAACACAAAAGACAAAAGAAATGTATGGCAAGACATATAGAAACTGTGTTAAAGCAGATGAAGGTCAAATAAACGAAGAAGAAGTGGAAGAAGGAAAAATTTGCGATGCTGGTATCAGTTATGTTATTCGTACCGACCCCGGTGGCAAAGACATCAAGCGTGGAAAAGATACTGATGGAGATGGAAAGGGTGAATTGAAAAATTGGTCAGCAAGGGCTGCTCAGATTGCATCTAAATATTGTAAAGACCCTGATTATGGTAAGGGACGCGGAAAAGATGCAAAAAATGAAGAATTATCACCTGAAGATGAACAAGAACTGAAGGATATTGAATCAGAACTTGCAAAAGCGTCCAAGATGCACAAAAGTCAGAAGGTAAGAATTAAAAAAATTAGACAAAAGCTTGACGAACGAAAGAAAAATTGTGGCTGTGGTCAAGATCCTTGTAAAACTTATGGAATTCAAGAAAAAAAAGACGGAGGTCTAAAAGATTGGGAAGAAGAAGATTGGACTCACTCCGATGGCAGTCCTTGTGGGGAACCAAAAGATGGTGGCGACGGTTCAGATAGTCGCTGTAAGCCATCCGCTAAATGGAAAACAATGTCATCAGCAGAAAAAGCAGCAGACAATAGGAAGAAAGCTGCTGGTACTAAAAAAGGCAAGCAATATGTAAAGTCAAATCATCCTGTTACTAAAGCTCACACCAAAAGAAATGAGAATTTAACTGAAGAAAAACACAAAACTGTTAAAATTAAGGTCAAGCAAGAACTTGATGAAAAGAAAAAGAAAAGAAAAAAGAAGCCTTGTAAGAAAGCAAAGGGTAAAAGATACGTCAAACGCGTAAATGGCAAGTGCAGATCTTACGGTCAAGCAGGAAAAGCCAAGGGAGGCGGTGATAGGATTCGCCCCGGAACTAAAAAAGGTGATGCTTATTGCGCTCGATCAGCTAAAATCAAAAAATGTAAGAATCCACCATGTGCAAACGACCTTTCTAGAAAGAAATGGAAGTGCCGTGGCTCCAAATCTATGAAGTAGTACTGGTTATTTAACCGCTTTTGGCACTACTTACTATGTAAAGCATCGGAGGCACTATGAAATGGAGATTTTACTTGAATCATTAGCACAATATGGACCACTTGGTCTGTGGACTGCATCATTATTATACGCAAATTATCAAACTCGTAAAGACGCAAAGGAAGAAGAACGACTTTTGCAAGACAAAGTTATAGATAAGCTGCATAAACAACATGCAATGTTAGAAAAAGCTCTAGAAAAGTTAGATGCTGGTCTTATAACTATGCGTGAAAAATATGCTGAAGAAAGATTAAGAAATTTACAGAATAATAACAATAATAATTGATTAATTCTAAATTAATAATCATGTATATATTATAACCTTAATTAAAAGAAAATATATAAAAGAAAAAACTTTCATAAATCATTTGACAAACCCTCCCAAGTATGTTATATTGTAATTGTTACAGTGGAATGAAACAAAAAACTATTTATAATAATATTATAACATGATTTAAGGAGGTTGTCAAGTGAAATATAAAAAAATATCTTTTGATTGGGACAATACAATAGCTATGAGCTATATGATTGACTCTGAAGAAGACTCAGAGTTACCAATTTATAACTTTCAGGGCTACAATATAGACATTATTGAGAAAATTAAAGAATATCATTCTCAAGGAGTTGAATTGTACATCGTTACTTCAAGAAAAAGGTCTCTTGAAGAGTATTATCCTGAAGATTCAGTGGAATTTCAACTAAAAAGGTTAAAATTAGACCACATCTTCCCCTCAGTAAGGGTTCACTATACCGAAGGAGACTTAAAAGCAAAAACTTTGAGGCAATTGGGCATAGAATTACACCATGATGACAGCATGGAAGAGATATTAGAGTGTCAAAGGTACGGAATTGAAGTACTTTCTTCTCTTAAAAGCTATAAAGACTCAAATATTGTCACTAAAGGTATCATTACAGACATTCATAACAGTATTTTGTTACTTAGAAGAACAGATGAAGGTACTAAATGGGACATTCCGGGTGGTCATATCAAAAATATTGAGGTTGAACGCGGTCTAAAAGGTATTGCTGATGGTTATGAGCGTGAAGTAGCCGAGGAAACTGGCTTAATTGTACCTCAATCGAGGTTAATTCATCAATATACTCACACTTGGAAGGGTGAAGACATGGATATGCACATATTATGGACAGATTATGCCGTAGAAGAACCACCAGTTGACCTATTTGTACAAGATTTTCAAGAAAATTCGGAGTTTGTATGGGCTCAAGAGGAAGATTTGCACATATATATGGCAAATATGACTGAAGTAGCCTCAATTGCTATACAATTTTACCTTGATAATACAGATAATCCCGAAATTATGGAAGGAAAATACCTTCCATCACAGTCTCAGTCGTGGGCTAAGATGAAAAAGAAGCTAACAGAGATAAAAAAACCACAAATTACAAACGTTTCCGAAGAAAGGGAACGAAAAAA